CGGCGAAGATTTGGCGAAGGCTTACTCTGAGTTGCAGAAAAAGTTTAGCCAAGGAAAGCATAAAGCCCCAGAGGAATACGATGAAACTGTATTCAGGGACGCCGGTATCCCAGAAGATGACGAGCTTTACGCTACATACAAAGACTGGGCTAAAGAAAACGGCATCAGCCAGTCGGCGTTTGAAGAGCTTGCCGGTAAGTTTATTTCTATGGCTGGCGATGAAGCCGAGGCAGCAGAGATATCTTACAAAGAAGAATACGAAAAACTGGGCAACAATGCTGACGCAATCATTAAGTCAATGTCTGACTGGGCATCAGGCTTAGTTCGCAAGGGCGTTTGGTCTGAGACTGACTTTGAAGAGTTCAAGATTATGGGTGGCACAGCCGAGGGTATGAGAGCTTTGCAAAAGGTTCGCAGCTATTACGGCGACAAGGCCATCCCGGTAGACGTTGCGCCTATGGCCGGTGCGCCATCAAAAGAAGAGTTGATGGCAATGGTCGGAAAGCCAGAATATCAAACAGATCCAAGCTACAGAATAAAGGTTGAAAAAATGTTTGAGCAGGCTTTTGGCAGTGACGAATACTCGCCAACATAAAGGTCAAGAGGGAACTGTTTACAGTTCCTTCTTTTTTACATATAATCCCTATTGACAGACAATCGGCTTTCGACCTGTCGCAAACGCTTGGGGGCGTAGCGTGTATGCCCAAGCCGCAGCCCGAAAGGATACCTGCTAGGCGCTAATCGTGTTTTATTTTGAAACGAAAGGAATAGGAAAATGGCCGTAGGCATTTCCAATGCGTTCGTTCAGCTTTTTGACGCGGAAGTTAAGCAAGCCTATCAAGCATCTCGTGCTTTGGCTGGCGTAACTCGCGAAAGAACAAGTGTCGAAGGCAATCAGGTGAAGTTCCCAAAGATCGGGAAAGGCACCGCAACAGTTCGCGTACCGCAAACTGACGTTACACCTCTGAACGTGACTTACTCACAAGTCACAGCAACAATGTCAGATTACATTGCTGCTGAGTATTCAGACATTTTTAACCAGCAAAAAGTCAACTTTGACGAGCGCCGGGAATTGGTGCAAGTAGTTGGCGCAGCTATCGGTCGCCGTATGGATCAGCTTGTTATTGACGCGCTCAATGCAGCTTCTTCACCGTCAACCGTTGCAACAACTGTTGGTGGCGCAGGCACAAACATGAACCTCGCAAAGCTGCTCGCAGCTAAAAAGGCTCTGGATGTGAAGAACGTGCCAGCAGAAGGTCGTTGCATGATCATTCACGCAAACGGCTTGTCAGCATTACTTGATGAGACAGAACTGACCAGCAGCGATTTTGCTACTGTGAAGGCTCTCTCAACAGGTGAGATCGACACTTTCCTAGGCTTTAAGTTCATCACACTAGGCGATCGTGATGAAGGTGGCCTGCCTCTCCCATCAACCCGCACTTGCTTTGCGTTCCATCGCGATGCAATCGGTATGGGCATTGGCATGAACCAAAAGTCTGAAATCAACTACGTTCCTGAGAAAACGTCATTCCTCGTTTCTTCAATGTTCTCCGCTGGTGCGGTTGCCATTGATGACGATGGTATTGTCAAAATCTCAGCGACTGAATAGGAAGGAGATTAATAATGGCTTTCTCTTCAGCAGGTTGGAACGTGATCGGTGCAGCTAAATCTGGCAACGCACCATCAATGTACACCTACACATCAGCAGACGCGATTGCGACTGTGAACACAGCGGGTTATTTCAACACATTGTCAGACACAGTGGCAGTTGGTGATGTGATCTTTGTTCACGACAGCGCGACCCCAACAATGTCAATTGTTATGGTTGCATCAAACGCCTCTGGTGTTGTTGACGTTACCGATGGCACAGCCATCGCAATGACCGACACCGACTAATCTAAGTGGAGCCGGGCGACCGGCTCCCTTTCCCCATTTTGGAGTAACGCAATGGCGGCTGGTGATACCAAACTATCAATTTGTTCTGACGCTTTGATTATGCTTGGCGCTGCGCCTCTATCATCATTTGCCACTGGCACTGACGAAGCGCAGGTTGCTGATCGCCTTTATGACGATGTGCGCGACACTCTTTTGATGCAATATGCTTATTCTTGGTCTGTGCAAAAAGTGCAGTTAGCGCAACTTGCCAGCACACCAATCAATGAATGGAAATATACCTACGCGCTGCCCGGCGATATACTGGGTAACCCAAAGGCTGCGTTTAACGTAAGCTCTGTGGGTGCGCGGCCAGTTCGTGATTTTGAGATTTACAATCTTGGCCTTTACACTAATTACGAAACAGTTTGGATTGACTACCAGTTCCGGCCAGAGCCAGCAATATTCCCGCCGTATTTTGTGCGCCTGTTAAAGATGGCGCTGGCGGCTGAGTTTGCCGAGCCGATTACCGACCAGATAGCCAAGGCTGATTATTATCACGCCAAGGCTTATGGTTCACCGTCCGAAAATATGCGCGGTGGTTTGGTTCGCGTGGCAATTAACATTGACGGCGCTGACCGCCCGGCACAGCAAATACAAGAGTTCCCGATTTCAGACATAAGGTTCTAGCATGAGCCGCATCATCCAGATTCAGAATGACTTTACCGCTGGCGAGCTAGACCCAAAGCTGCGGGCGCGTACTGATATCAGCCAATATAAGTCTGGCCTATCAACAGCGCGTAATGTGAGCATCCAGCCGCAGGGCGGTGCCAAGCGGCGTGATGGCACTAAGTTTGTTGAAGAATTAGATAGCGGTGCGGCTGACGCTGTGCGGATGGTGTCGTTTGAGTTTAGTGTTAGCGACAGTTATATGTTGGTTTTCACACCCGGTAAGATGTACGTTTTCAAAGACGGCGCGTTAATCAAAAACATCAACGGCAGCGGCGATGATTTTTTAGCTGTGGCTAGTTTGACTAGCTCTATCTTGCCGGAAATGAATTGGGTGCAGTCTGCCGACACCGTTATCGTAGTGCATGAGGATTTGCCGCCGACAAAGATTGTGCGTGGCGCAGGCGACACAAACTGGACAGCCAGCACAATCACATTTGATTTTGTGCCTAAGTATGCTTTTACTTTAAGTGTAACTGCCGGAACCGCATATAACACTGGTGTGGCACATGACCACCTAGAGCCGTCTGCCGCATCTGGCAACCTTACACTAACAGCAAAGCACAGCGGATCAGACGCTAATATATTTACCAGTTCTGCCGCCAGTTACATTGGACAGTACATCAACGTGACGCCGTTTGGTCGATTGCGGATTGTGCGTAGAGTATCAGCGGCCAAGCTAGAATGCTTTGCCGAGGTGCCTTTGTTTGACACCAGTAACATTGATGACGCTGACTGGGAGTTTGAAAGTGGCTATGAAGAGGTTTGGTCGTCTAGCCGGGGCTATCCGCGCAGCGTAACATTCCACGAAGGGCGGTTGTATTTTGGTGGCACCAAGCAGCGGCCATCAACTATCTTTGGATCAAGGGTTGCAACCTTCTTTAACTTTGACCCCGGCGAGGCTCTTGATGATGCGGCGGTTGAGGCAACATTAGACACCGGCACATTTAATGCAATTGTTGATATCTTTTCTGGTCGTCACTTGCAGATCTTTACGACCGGCGCTGAGTTCTATGTGCCGCAAACACTAGACACGCCCATCACGCCTAGTAATCTAATCGTCAAACAGCAGACTGCGTTTGGCAGCAAGCCGGGCATTAGGTTGCAAAACGTAGACGGCTCAACCTTGTTTATTCAAAGGCAGGGCAAGGCTATCCAAGAGTTTATTTTTAGTGACGCGGTGCAAGCGTACACGTCATCTAAGATCTCGCTGTTGTCATCGCACCTGCTAAAGACGCCAGAGGAAATGGCAGTGCGTGTTGCCACGTCAACTGACGAGGGCGACCGGCTAATGCTGGTAAATGGCGAAGATGGCAGCATTGCTTGTTACACGTTGCTGCGAAGCCAAAATGTTATTGCGCCGTCAGAGTGGACAACTGATGGAGAGTTCTTAAATATTGGCGTTGACGTTGACGACATATACACTGTTGTGAAGCGCACTATTGCTCCTTATGCCACTGCTACGATTACTGTGACTGACGCTGCAAATATTGCAAACAGCGAAACCGTTGTCTTGACTGACAACGCTGGCACGTCAACAACATTTACGGCTGTTACCGGCACCCCGGCTAATGATCTTGAGTTTCAAGTTGGCGGGTCTCTTACCAACGATCAAGTGGCAGACAATTTAGCCACAGCCATTAACTCAGTTGCTGGGTATGACGCGCCCAACCCTGCGGCCAATGTTGTTAGTGTAACTAGGAAAGTTACTGGTGGTAGCAATTTAACAATTACATCAAGCGATGCTGTCAGACTTACTGACGTTGATTTTACGGTTTCTGCGACTGATAGATATTACGTTGAAATATTTGATGCAAACGCATTGCTTGATTGTTCAGTTGTTGGCGGCGCGGCGTCATCTGTAGACATGAGCCATCTAGAAGGCGACACCGTTAAGGTAATCCGCGATGGGATCGTTGAGCCTGATCAAGTTGTAGGCATTAGCCCATTCACCGTTACTTTCGCCACTGCGGCGTCTACAAGCCACGAGGTCGGCCTTAACTTTACGCCAGAGGTAAAGACACTGCCGGTTGAGCCAAACCTTCCCAGCGGCTCCCTAAAGGGCTTTAAGAAGCGCATCTTTGAGGTAAACGCTGAATTGTTTGAGACGCAATCGCTAACGATTGATGGCAAGCTGATACCGTTCCGGCAGTTTGGCACAGGTGTCTTTGGTAGTTCTGTGCCAGAGTACACAGGCATCAAGACATTGCACGGCATTTTAGGTTATACTTACGATGGGCAAATAACAATTGGCCAAGAGGTTCCACTGAAGATGACCTTACTTGGCATTGATTACAAAATTAGTGTAGGGCAATAAGATGAGTGGATTATTTGCAGGCAACATAGCCAAGACAGAAGCAAAGGCTCTGGTTATGCAGGGTGCTTGGGCAAAAGTGCAGGCGCGTTCTGAGATGTTAAAATATAAACAGCAGGGAGTTGAAGTAATGAAAAACATTTCCAGAACGCAAGCAACTATTAATGCAAGGGCAGGTGCTGGGGGTATTGATCCATTTAGCGGTAATGCTAACAATTTGTCTTTAATGGCTATGTCAGAGGGCGCAAACGAACTTTACAACACAATGGCTGGGCAAACAATTGCATTGGCGACTGGCGAAACAAAAGCAGCACAATTTGGCCTGCAAGCAAAGGCCGTGCTAAAACGCGCACAAGCTGAGACAATTGGAACATTGTTTGAGATTGGGATGATGGCAGCGAGCCTTGGTGCCGGAACTGGCGGTAATTCGTTTAGTGGCATTGGTGATGCGCCCGGCACTGCAATGGGAACTGGCTAATGGCAGAACTACCTAGATATCGCCCATTAGGGGTCGCAATACCGTCAGTTCCTACGGTTGATTTCGTATCGGCTGGTCGTGCGCAGGGCGAAGCTTATCGCAGTCTGGGCAAAAGCCTAGATACTATGGTTGAGTATGTTTATAAAAAACAAGTAGACCA